CCCATGTTCCTAGTATCCCACAGGCAATAAAAAAGCCCCCTTGCGGGGGCCTGTAAGGCTTAGTGGTTTAGATTGTTGATATTGCAATCCGTGCCATCTTTGCAAACTCTGGCTCAAGGTCGGTGAACACTTCACCGGTCGTTACATTGACGTACAACTTAGCATTGATAATCTTGCCTGCCTTGCTGTTGCTGATGCGCTCGCCGTTCAAGGTGACGTTACGGAGTGAGCCAGTGTTGTACTTTTCGATTTCCAAACCGAGGATGCGCTCTGGCTTGAAGTAAACTCGGTGATTCGTTCCGCCAATCCATTCCTTACCACCAGCTGCTACCAATCGCTCAATAAGTTCCATTGTTCTATCTCCCTGCTTGATGTCATCAATATACACTCTAAGTATATACACGTCAAGTATATAGGAAGATATATTTCAGACGGCTCCCCATCCCTTGCGCTGTCCGATCACCTGCCAAGCGTACGCCATCGCGTCCACCACGTCATCATGCCGACCAACTGGAAAGGATAGCAACTCATCCTGCCAGTAAGGTGGCAAGCCTTCAACGTGTACAACCTGCCCTTGCTCGTACCGGGCCTCCAGAGGCGCAAAGCGGGTTATCTTGTCACGGTCTGGACGTATCCCCCGGATAGGCAGTTTCGTACGCCTCATAAGCTCCTGAACAACAGCGGCTTGATACTGCACCTGCTCGATGCCAATCATCACAGGTTTCCACTTTTCCGCCATTGCCTCGATGAAGCGCAGGACGGAAGCAAAGTCAGCACGCGTACGGTTGACATCGAGCACGTACAATGTTCCATCTTCACCACGGCTCAAAGCCACAACGGCGGTATAGTCTGCCTCTGCCTTGGTCGAGATTGCAAGGTCAACGCCAAGGTAAACCGGTAATCCTTCAGGCGCCTCGCCAAACCTCAACCATTCCCGCTTGATTCTTGCTCCAGCAGCATCAACGAACTCCGCCAAATACTCCTGTCGAAACGCGATCGATGGCAAAGATTCCCCCGCCTTGGCTACTTCGTCAGCTTCTATCCAAGGGTTAGCCGTTGTCGGCATCTGCCATGCCATCCAGTCAGGATCAACACCAGCCATCGCGTGAAGGCTTTTGAAATAGTTAGAGCCTTTAGGCGTGGAAAGAAAGAACGCATCTCCCCGGTAATCGGTGAGCGTTGGGCGTATTGCTTCCGTCCAGGCTTGCTCTAAGTGCCTAGCCATAGCGGCTTCATCGATGATAACGCGCTTGTACTTACGACCACGGGCAACGGTAGACGGGTCATCCAAAGTCCAGTAATCGATTGCCGCCCCTGTGATAAGTTCGATGCGCGGGGCAGGTGTCTGCACAGCTCGCCTGATGACTGGAGCATATATCCTTTTATGGTCGTTGTACGCTTCCTCAAGCAAACGATACGTAGGCGCAAACCACGCACACGGCAAACCGTCTTTGAGTACTGGATCAGATAGCAAGTTCCCGCCTAGTGTTGTCTTCCCAAAGCGTCTGCCACAGGCAAGCACGTTGTACCGCTTGGCTTCCCGTAGTATCACCTGCTGGGCTTCGTGAGGTCTAGGAAGCACAAGGCGGATATCAGGCACCAGTAGAACCTAACCCGCCTGTACGCTCATCTAGCGGTACATCGTCCCCGGTGTAGTACTGCACAAACACAACCTGAGCGATGCGTTCATTACGCTCTATCACCCAATCACCTTGTGTACGGTTGTGCAGTAACACCTTGATGGTGTCTCCGTAGTCAGCATCAATGATGCCGGGAGCATTTGCAACAGCAAGACCACGCAAGGCTAACCCTGACCTGCTGCAAACCATAGCGCAAAGGTGTGGCGGAAAGATGGCAAGCGTCCCCGTGTCAATGCCTACAGTAGCACCAGCAGGGATGATGATATCCAGCTGAGAGCGTAGATCGTAACCTGCCGAGTACTTTGTTGCACGGGTAGGAATGACACCATGAAAACTAATCTTTACCATCGGCGTACTCCACAATCACTTTGACCGGGCTACCGTCTGCGCCTGTCTGTTCTACCCTGCTAGACCATTCCTGCTTGTGCTTACGTTCCAGCCACCATGCAGCAGCTTGCCATGTGCTATCAGCTGCCTTCTGGATGATAGCCACGTTGCGTACCTCAGCATCGCCTTCTGCTTTCTTTATAGCGTCCGCAAAAGTCGCATTATCTTGCATCCATCTGCTAAACGAATCCTCAGATATGCCAGCGTAAGCGCAGGATGCTCGGCGGGTATTACCTGCCCTGAGAGCCTGTGTAATGCGCTGTACGACCTCTTCGTTGTACTTAGTTGGTCTACCTGCCATCTAACACCGCCTTCTGCCCTGTGGCGTTTTCCCATCGCTGAATAATCACATCGCAATAATTAGGGCTTATTTCCATCGCATAGCATTTACGCCCTAGTTTTTCGCAAGCAATGAGTGTTGTTCCAGTTCCACAAAACGGTTCATATACACTTGTTGATTTATCGCATAGCGTATTCATTACCCACGTCGGAACGTGCTCTGGCATGGTTGCAGCATGAATATCAGAATATTCATTATTTCTTTGTGGAGGCGCAGTGTAAACACTTTGTACTGTGCCTTGCCACGATGATAATGGAATAGATCTAGATGCTCCCAATGTAGAAGAAAAAATAATCATCCATTCATATCTTGATGCCATCACACCTTGAGCGATTTGTGGAGCGGCATGACCTTTGTCCCAAGTCACTATATCTACGAGTCGCTCCGAATTATCTGCGATGAACTTTACTAAATCTCGTTTATTTCCGGCCAATGGCTGTACATTTATTACCCATACATCGCTTACTGAAGAACTACTTTGTTCAAACCAATCACGCATCAGGTCATCCCAACCTTCAGAGTTGTCTTGATGATCTGTGTATGCATTGCCTTTTACCGACATATTTTTATTTCCAGAAAGACCAATCGACTTACCTAAAGCATATGGAGGAGAAGTAAAACACAAGTCAGCAATCGCACCATCCATGAGCCGTGCCACATCATCAGCCTTGGTGCTGTCACCGCAAAGCAATCGATGCCGACCAAGAATCCAAAGGTCTCCAGGCTTGCATCGTGTCTCGACATCCTCCGGCACTTCGTCTGGATCCGTCAGCAACTCGGCAGGGTCAGCAGTACCAGCCAGTTCGTCAATCAAAGCATCAAGGTCAGCAGCACCGTACCCTGTACCTTCCAAGCCAATAGGCGTGTTGGCAAGTTCAGCGAGGATGTCGGTTATCTTGGTTGTGTCATCTTGCCCGATACGGGTTGTCCGGTTGTCAACAACCAGAATGCGTAGCTCTTCTTCAGGAGTAACGTCAACCCATTGAACGGGTACGGTTTCCCATCCTAGAGCCTTGGCAGCCATCACCCGATGATTTCCCGCTAGGATGTGCTTTGTTGTCAGGTTAGCCACCACAGAGCCGTACCAGCCATTGACTGCTAGTGACTTCTTGATGGCTTCTACATCCCCGTGGTTAGCGTTTCTTGGGTGGTGCTTGAGCAGGTCTATAGAAACCTGCTCAATCCCCTTATTTATAACTCTACTTGCCATTCCATCCAGCCTCGATTTGTTCATGTGTAATTTTGATAACGGCAGCCTTCATCCGGTCTTCATCAATCCCGTGAGCCTTCGCCCTGCGCTTGACATCGTTATATAACCATCTCGTGTACAGTTCGTTGTACACCGCCAAGCATCCCGCACCAAGCAGGACACCGAGTGCAAAGAGAATCATTCTGTTATCTCCCAATCGGTTGCCAGTGTTTCTGCCATGGCGCGTTGTATATGGAATGCTGGTGTAACATTGATTCCGATGCGGTCAAAAGCCAAATAAAGTGTTTTTAGATCGTCGCTAGAGTTTATAAACTCGTGTACTCCATACACATCTTTTCCTGCATCTACCTTGGATAATGAAATCCAAAGGTGTCCGGCATGAACATCCCATGATTCCCGTTTGACTTTATGACCTTTACGCATTGCCCTTACGGCTTGTGTCCATGTCATTTGGCTACCTCCCCGGTACGCGGGTCGAGCCTGACAACATCCCAGTCATTCGCAAAAAGGTCACCGGGTGAAAGGCTCAGTTCTTCCAACTGCGTCACCCTTCCCCCTGCACCATGAAGCTCGAAAGCGTTCCACAGTTCGGAGTATCGCAGGAAAGCCCCGCACCACTCATCACGCCTTACAGCGTTGCCACCACCAGCCATCAAGGCTTGTATCACTTCTCCAAATCTCATCCTATTGCTCCCATCGTGATTGGCAGATGCTCAACCATCAAAGCCTTGATGGACTCTGCAATCTGCCTATGTTCCAGCTGCGTATCTTCCTGCGTCCTAAGCTGCACGTAATGGATCCAAGACCTAACCGTGCCGCTCATATACATCGTGGTCGGAGTGCATAAAGGCAAAACCATCCTTGCAGTCTCCGCAGCAATGCCAGCATCAATCATCCTGTTGTATGCGTAGTAAGACCCCTCTACGGCAAGCGATGCCCGATCAATAGCATCCTGTAGGTTCTCATCCAACTCTTTCCATTCTGGCAACAGTTGGGAGCTTTGGCGGTTGGTTGTACCTGCAAGCCGCATATCGCCCAGAATAGGCGTTGTAGCGACCGATGCATACCTTTGGCTGAACTCTTGGAAACTGAATGAACGATGCCTAAGAATCTGCGGAGCGATAGCACGAGTGGTTTTGATTTCAACGCACATTGAAGCCATTTCAAAAATAGACCAATGTCCATGCTTGATGCAGTAAGACAAGAGCCTACTCACATCAGGGTTGTCCTGGTTGGCAGGGTTGGAGACCCTAGCGCAGTACCCGATGACCTTCTCCGCTTCCGGTGTAATCCAGATAAGCTTTGTCATGGTTGATATATCTCCCAGTCAATAGCCAAGACATCAGCGGATCCGAATGAAGCAACCCGGCTATATCTGCGGTTACCAGCACCATCAATCAGGTACAGACAAATCTTGCCCTCCACGAACTCTAAGAACCAACTGGCCGCGTGTCTTCGTACCGCCTGTCCGGCTCTGAGGCGTTCAAGGGCAGCGGAAAAGGAGCCACCCGCCATTGTCATGCGTTTGGCATCCTCTTCTTTGACCTGCTCAATCTGCCGTGTAGCAAGCCAACCTTTTACCGTGCTGTAGTTGTAGCCGATGGTCTTGGATGCTTGCGCTTGTGGCATCCCCATTGCTACCAGCTCGTCAAACCGCTCTAACAGAATCCTGCGCTTTGCGATGCCATAGGCAACGCTCTCACTTGGTCTCGGCATTGAGTCCCTCCGCTTCTTGTGCTATCCGATCAGCAAAGGCAACATCCCTGGTGATGGCATAAGCCAAGTACCAGAGTGCCTTGATGCTATCGGCGTTAGATGTTCCCTTGTGTGGCATCCGTTGGATGTACTTGAGGACATTACCCGTGGCAAAGTCCAGCCCCCAGTCGTCTATAACGCTGAGGGCCTGAATACTTGATGTCCGGTAGTGTCCGGTCATACCAGCTGTACGCTCTGTGACATCATCTTGTCAATCTCGTAGGCTACTGCCCAGATGTCTGCAATCACGTCAGCAGGCTTGAGGCTGCCAACCCAGTATGGATTCTGGACAGCGTAGCCCATGCTGTTGCAGTCGTAAATACCAGCATCATCGCCAGTGAGGGCTATCATCAAGTGCAGCTCACCCTTGGACATATGAATCTCAGAATGATCACTTGATACCTGAATATGAAGCGGTACATCGATGACTGCAAACGGGTCACGCTGTACGTTGATTGTGTGCTGTGCCATCTCTTTGATGGCTTCAGCGAGGCTCTGATTAGTTTGTTTCATTGTCTTTATCTCCCAATGTTGGA